TTATCAACCCCAAATACAACTTCTTTCAGGTTTATAAAATCAGCCAGCCCTTTGCCGACCCTCATGTGTTCGGGCATATAGGCATAGTCAAACTTCTTTCCTAACAATTTAACAATCTCCTTGGAAGTGCCGACAGGAATTTGGCTGGAAACAATTACCAAAGTGCCTTTTTTAAGGTCGGGCTTTAGCTCTTTCACCGCGCTTAATATAGATTTTACGTTTCCTTGCCCTTTTTCGTTAACCGGAGTGTCAATCGCTATCCAACATACATCACAATCTGCCCAAGGAGCATCCTCCATGACATTCATGTCCGTCAACTTAAAGTATTCATATAATGAACTTGCCATGTGTCCTTCGCCGAATATGCCTATTCTCATTTTTTTATTACAATCAGCCTATCATCATATCTTTTGCCACATTCAATCGTGTTGGTGGTGTAATGCGAACTAATCTTCTGTAGAATACTAAGGTCTGCCACGTCCTCAACAACATAGATCGCACCCTTTTTAAGAAGTGGGAGAATTGTTAAGCAAGTAAATACTTGGTCTTTGGGAAGATGCGAACCATCGTCTATAAAAAGGTCTATATTGGGACCTGTTTTTTTAACCAGCTGTTCCAAGTCTCTCTTTGAGGACTGATTACATAAGTAAACCTTTATCCTCTCCTCGGTGAAAATCCTTTTGGGGTCAATTTCGGCCCCATATATCCATGCGTGAGGGAAAAAATCCCTGAACATTCTAAGTCCAGCCCCTTCTCCGGCCCCGACCTCGACCACTTTTCTGACCTTCTTATACTTGTTTTTGAATAACTCGTAATAATAAGGGGTATAGTGGTGCTTTCCCCATTTGTCAGTTTTGTATTTAATAGCTAGTTCTGTTAGTGGGTCCATCCCATGCTCCTTATCTGTTCCTTGTTATTTTTCTTCCATCCATATTTTTTATGAAACTTTATATGACACTTTTCGCACAAAGTAATACCATTATCTATTGCAAACCTTAACTCTGGCCATTCTGCGAAGTTTTGAATATGGTGAGGATGAAGTTTACCGCCTCTAACTAAACAACCCTGGCAAATCCATCCATCTCTAGCGTACACCGACTCTCGCCACAGTCTAAACTCTATACTTGCTCGTATCCTCTTATTTATTGGTTTAATCCCACCTTTCCAGTTAGGAGCATTTTTGCCTTTCATGAGTCTACTAAAGTTAAGTCGGGATTTTAATGACCACGGGTGTTTCCCTTTTATTGGACTTATTTTTCCAGTTAGATATTTACTTAACTTTTTCCTTGTTTCTTTAGATACTTTTTTGCCAATCATAGATTTACTGATTTTTCCTTTAGTCTTTTCTGATAAATGTTTACCCTTGCTCCAAGTATTTTTACCAATAAGACTCTTGCTTATGTTTTTCCTATGTTCTTCTGTTCTGATATAAATGCCCACTGGCATATTATTTTTTTATCCAACCCATCTCTATAATTTGCTGTTGCCAATTTTGTGGCCATGAAGGCATATTAGGGAACTTCTCATCAATAAACCATGCAAAGGGATGAACCATGTTAGGTTCTCTGTCATTTAACCAGTGTTCCGCACTCCAACTGGAAGCATCTATCGTTCCGCTTGGGAAATGGTACATTCGGCCATAACGGCTACCTTTATGTAAGTGTGCGTACCATGTTTTCTTATTAACAACTAACCTGCCTCCGCCTAACCAAGTCTTAAAACCGATTTCTTGGCTCTCTTGGGCAAATTGACCATACCCAACCTCGCTTAACTTGTGCAGGAAGTTATCAAAGAAGTTTTTGGTCATGAAGTAACACGAACCTTGCATGGAGGGTGTATCGTCTATTTCTTCTGTTCGGTCTCTTTTCCAAGGTACTCCGTGCATTCCATCATCATGGGCTTTGCCTTTTCTTGGAAAATCAATGTACATATAGTCTATAGGGTATTTATTATCAGTTCTTTCTTCTATTTTCCAGTTTTCTGCGTCTAAAGCATACCTTCGGGGAATCTGAACCCAGTTATCCTCTAAATGGTTCTCAATCAGGATTTTTCCGAAATCCTTTCCAAAGGCACAATGGTCGTCTGTTTTAAGGATATATTTGCCTTTTGCCATAGCTACACAGGTATTTACCCCTTGTCTTAGGCCTATCGGGGAGTTCGGGTGGATATAAGTAACTCTTTTATCTTTACTTAGAGGCAAAGGCCAATTTTCATCCACATTGACAATGACCTCAACATCCACTCCAGCGTTAGTTAGCACATCCTCGATAGTCTTGGATGTAAAAGGCGAGTTACGATTTGGTATAACTATTGTTAATTCAGGCATTTATGATAAATCCGGTAAAACTATCCAGTCATCGGCTGTTAAATCTCCATCGTTGATTAACCATGTATGGAAATTACTTAACTTTTGCCCTTCCTTTTTATGAAAGATTTTCAACCACCCGTCTTTTAACACACCATAATCGGCATTTTTCCAATCTACTCTGGCTATTCTCTTTCCGTCTATAACTTCACGGATGGCATCAGGGAAATCTAATAATACATTAGCGTCTGAAACAGGTGTCATTGTTTTAGTCATTGGAATCACCTCTTTTCGATTCGGAAGAACTAACACTTTTTCCTTCAATTTCATCTATATATTTCATAACGGCTATTCTTACATGGTCGCTTACAGTTCCAGGGAGTTTTTTGAGGTATTTTATCTGTTCTTCTTCAAAAAAGATGTTATGACGCTTCATGCTACACACATACTACACACATTAGTTAAGTCCTGTCAAGAAGAAGTTTAGGAGTAATTGATTGTTATATCCTGTGCCGCACCCGAAGTAACTATAATAAGCCCTCTCTCAAAGGCTGCGTTAAAATCCATTGCATAAGCTAGATAGACGGCAGGAGTGCCTATTGTTCCGATTAACTTACCATCAACTCCATCTATCCCTTCGGCAAATTCTACTCCATCATATATCTTTATCTTTCCATCGGCAGCCGGTGTATTGACACAAACCGTATGCAGTATTCCTTGTCCTACTTTAACTACCGTTAAAGTGGGATCTGCTGCTTGGATATTTTTGTAATTATATGCTTCTGCCATATTTATAGGTTAGGGTGGGAAACTTGGTGAACTTGACGGTGAAAGGCTGGCTGATGGCGAAGCCGATTTGCTGGCACTAAGAGATTTACTTCCAGACTTTGAACCGCTTCCGGAAGGAGACAAACTGCCTGACGGACTAGCCGAAGCGGAATTTGATTTAGAACCAGATGCAGACGGAGACTTACTGGCTGATGGACTCTTTGATGCACTGGCACTCTTAGAGGCAGATGCTGATTCAGATTTACTGGCACTTGCTGATGCAGAAATAGACCCTGAAGCACTTCCACTAGCAGACCCACTTCCTGAAGGAGAAAGACTACCTGAAGGAGATAATGATTTAGATTCAGATTTACTACCACTGGCACTACCAGAAGCAGATCCAGAACCTGAAGGAGAAGCCGAGGCTGACACACTAAGGCTTCCACTCTTGCTACCTGAGGCTGAACCAGATGCTGATCCACTAGCACTACCAGATTTAGAAGCAGACTTACTACCAGATTTAGAAGCTGATTTGGAAGCAGACTGTGATTTACTCGCAGACGCAGAACCTGATGCACTTTCTGATGCTGATTCAGATACTATTGCAGCTTCTATCAAGAGAGACCAAATGGCAGAAGTGTTACCCCCCACATTCTGATAGACATTTCTTCCAAACCCACCAAGTAAGTAGAAGATGGCTCCATGTTTGAAGCCTGAATATCCAGTCGGAACCGTTTCACCCTCGGCTTCCAAAATATCCTCGCCTATTGCGTGGTTACGGGGACTGGTAGGGCTTGAAATCCTATCGGTGTCCCATCTTAAAATCCTGTTCTTTCTGTAAGGGGCAAGAGCAACCAAGAAGGCAGCCTCAATGGTGTTTCTGTGTGCACTAGGAATCAACTCGATCCTTGCGAGTTCGTCTCTTTGTTCTCTTGTTAAGTCGTACTTTGTATCGAATGTCGTCATTTTACTCCATAAAAAAAGGGAGCTTAAATGGGATTTAGGGAGAGACCCTGTATTCCCAAGCTCCCAAGTAACTACTATCTATTTACTTGTTAAAATTTCCAGAAACCCAACGCTGCTTGGTGTCTGGCAATATCTTTCACTTTGCTTCCATATACGAACAAGTCTTTGTAAGCTGTTCCGAAATCGCCTGGCAAGTCCTCTTCCATTCGGGCATCCAAAACCTTCTCTGCGAAAGTCATCCAGTTGGTGTGTCCTGCAAGGACATAGTATCCATCGGTGTTGTTTCCGCTAAGTCTGTTTGACTTGAACACTTTGAACCCTTGAAGTTCGGTAATCATGCCTCTTTTAACCAATTCCTCATAGACTGCCGGTACATGGAGGGCAACTCCGGTTGCGGCAACCAAGATCGTCTCAAACTCCGGAGGTACGATTAAGAATCTGTCCGTATCGGGAACACTTGAATACCCGTTCTTTTCAGCTTTATCAAGGGCCAATTTAAGGGCTGCCACCTTGGAAAGCAGGTTGGCTGCGGTAATCGTTAGAACCGTTGCACACTGTACTGTAAAGGCAACTGCTCCGATTGCTCCGCCCGTGTATTGAGAAGATACATCGTCAAGGTCATCTTCAATCGTAATTTCAGAAGTGCTGGAATATGTTGCTACCCGATACCACTTGGTATGCCCAACCGCTTTAAACGGTCTACCAACCATTGCTTCGGTAAATTCGGTTCCGGCACTAACAACCGCACCAGTTGTCGCAGCAATACTAGTTAGGGTTCCGGTTACATCAGTTCCAACCCAGTTTCCGCCTCCGACATCGCCATACTTTGCCAAGACAAAGGTTTCCATATTCTTGGCTCTTTCATTGGCAACCTGATTAACAATATAAGCATGGGGATTTTTGATGTAAGAAAGCCACTTGGCAAGGGTTTTCTCTTTCCAGTAGAAAGATTTGTAGGTATCAATAATCAACTGACCATTATTCTCGGTTAAGGCATCAGCCGTCAAAGCTGAATTGGCATAAGTTTGTTCCGAAATCTTATCAAAGTCTAAAATGTTTAGTTTGGAGCCTATCCCGTTGATTTCACCCTCGAAGTTGCGATTGACAAGAGATTCAAGTAAAGAACGGTCATAGACTTGCTCCATGACCTTTTGGCTGAAACCTTCTGCTAATTTTGTTCCGTATGCTGACATTTTGGTAAATTGTAGATTTCTTTACCGTCCCGAAGTGGGGTTTGGAGTAATCTAAAAGTAACTATAGGGAATAGGATTAATTTCTGTCAAGAGGCAATTTATTCTTCTATGCCTGACTCAATCCTACCGGCCAGTAACATTTCTTTCCATTTACCATAGTCGGACTCCCTTAATTTACGACCTTCTTCTACCGTTAATTTGGCTGGGCCTTGTTTGCCTTTGGAATTTGCCCCACCGCTTTCAGTATCAAACATCTTTCCTTTATTCGGGACGCTCTTTTGGGTCTTTTCATGTAAGAAAGCCCCTATTAAAATCTTAAAGGGCACAGAATTACTAGTTTCCTGCTTGGCAAACTCTTTAAAGTCGTCTGTTTTTCCTTCCAGTTCGGGGTTATCAATTAAAGTTTTGGGGTCGTCTGCAAATTTATCAACTTCTTCGTCCCATTTCTCAATTTTCTTGACCTGATCGCTGGCTTCTTTGATTTTGGCTGTCCACCTGTCATGAATTACTGACTTTTTAGCTAGGGTTCTTTCAGTCTCACCCATTACTTCCCAATCGGGAAACTCTTTGACCATTTCTTCTTCGGTTGGTTCTAGAACTTCTTCCGAAATGGCCTGATTTAAAATCCTGTTTTTGTTGTATATTTTCTGGTTTTCCCTAGCTGAAGCTGATAATTTCTGTTTAAGGTCAGGTTTTTCCTCTTCTTTGGGTTCTTCTTCTGTCACTTCTTCCTCTTTATGCTCTTCTTCTGGCTCTGGCTCTGGTTCAGGTTCAGGAGCAGGTTCTTCAACTGGCTCTTTGGGGATAATTACTTTAGGTTCTTCAACAGGAGCTTCTTCTACAACTTCTTCTTTAGGTTCTTCGATAACCTCTGGGGTTTCTTCTTTGGGGACTTCTTTAACTTTAGATTTTTTAGTTTTAGCCATTTTACCGTCCTTAAAAGGGTTTGGAATGTCTAGTTATAAGTGTAAAGTGGTTTTTTGCTTGTTGTCAAGAGCGTTTTCTCTTTTTGCTCTTTTTAGCTTTCTTTTTTGCTATCTTTCCGCCATACTTTTTATCCCATCTTGCAGCAATATCGGGATGGTGAATGTGCATATAAGCTCTTTGTTTAGCTGATTTGTAAGGCATATTACTTTCTCCTTGCTATTTTCTTCATGTTTTTTGCAAACAAAGCCTTTTTAGCCCTCTTGCCTCCTGCTTTTAAACCTGCTTTAATCTTTTTAGAGGTTGCTTTACCGAAAGACCCCAAAGTTCCCTTTTTCTTCATTTTAGCCACTGCCTTTTGAATCCATTTAGCCATTTAACTCACTTCCCTCCTGCAATTCCTGATAATGCTTCTTCAATTTTCTCTTTGGCTTTCTCCGGAGTAGTTAGAAATGCATCCAATAAGATGTAATTTCTAAGCCTTGCCTTCAAATAGAGGTCTTTTTTATTCCTTAAGTTGTGTTTGGAGAGTTCCATCGCTACCGCTTCCTTCATATCCACGATATATTGCTTGATTTTGTCTAGGGATAGCTCACCTTTTTGAAGAACTTCGATCCATGTATTAAGTGTTTCTTTCTCTACGGGGTTTAAATCTTCGTATTTGAGGTTATATTTGGCTAAGATTTCGTCTATCATTGGATCATTTGCTGTTGAACGGGTCTTACGGGCTTTTGAACTGGTTTAGTGGGAGGGGTCGTCTGCCCCACCGCCCCTCCTACCTCTGCCCCCGTGGGTAAAATACCGCTTGCAAGGGCTTCCTGCTTCTGCTTCTCAAACTCCATTATTTCATTTTGTTCATCCGGTGTCAAATCAGCATTTTCAAGGAGTTTTCTTTGGAATACCTCTTTTACTTTGGGGTTGTCGGGCATATTAAGCATTACAAAGTTCAACTTCTCGATTGTTTTGGTGTCTTGGACATTCTTTTCGTCCTGACTCCAAACTTTAACCCTATAACCTGACTCGGTCATCCAGTCTTTAGGAGCTATTTCTCTTGAGAATATCTCATCGGTGTTTCTGCCTTTCTTATATATCTTAACCGCATCAAGTTTGTCTTTAGCCGCCTCGATCAGTTTAAGGAACAATAAACCCCTACGTTCCCAAGCCGGAAGATAGAACTTGGAAAGCGATTGCGTTCTTGCTTTAGCTTCGCCTTGGACTATTTGGGTTGTTCCAAGGGGTGTTCCTGCTGGAGGATTCACGCCCTGTTGACCTGGGGTTGAACCTGTTGCTTTCTCTGTCATCTCTACGACATAATTCATTTCATCAATAGAATCCTTTAAGTCAGGCACAGGAACAGGCTGGTAGACATCGGATAGTTTCTTACCTCCCGTAGGAATCGGATACCAACCCCACGCAACAGGGTTAAAGGTATTGGGCATGAAACCTTCAGATTTAATGGACGAATCATAGAAGTTCATTCCGAAGTTACGAAGGGTTCTATTCTCAACCAATTGTGAAAACCATGAGTTTAAGACCTTGTTGGGGACTCTTACGATATCGGCTATTCCGTCTGTCCAGAAGTCCTGCTTGTCAATGTCATCTCCCCATGTAACGTATCTGTAATGATTTCTCCAGAAGTGATCGGTTGTAGTTCCCATGATCTCTTCTTGGGGCTTTCTCATTAAGATTACCTGATTATCGGCTTCTACATAGACCACGATTTGTTCCGGAATCTCTTTCTTGTCTAATTTATCCCTGAATACATAGTGGTAGGTCAATTCGACATAGGTTTCTCCTAAAATTGGGTCATTGATGTCAGTTACTCCCATGTCCTGCATCCTTTTATTCTTCTGTTCTAGGGAGTTCTTGTTGTCTGAGGCTTTAACCAGACCTAATTCTGTAGCGTAGAACTCTTTTAGGTCTTTAACTGCTTTTTGGTCAAAGTCGGGGTTCTTCTCAAGTGAAGACAATGTCCTAAAGATATGAGTATGGATAAGGAAGCGAGATGAGTCTATGTCGTAGGGGTTCATGAAGCGATCAACTAAGATATCTTCGGGGTCATCAACATCGAATTTAATCTTTCCGTCTGCTACTTGCCAATCGTCAAAGGTTCTGCCAAAGAAGAAATCCTGCTTTTTATCTACTAAGTCCTGTATCTTGGCATTATTCTGCTCTAGGGTGTATTTCCAGTATTCGTTCTGGAAGACTTCGGCTTCTTTGTCATTATCAAGGTTCTCGAATACCATGACCGGCATCTCATCAATATCCTTTAAGAGGGTTCTTAATGTGGTTTTCATCAGGGGAAGGTTAACCGATTGTCTTTGGGTAAGACGATTAACGATTACCTTATCCCTATAGAGTTCGTAGTTCTCACGCCAAGCGTCATGTCTGGGTTCTCGGTATGTGAACCCCGCTTCCTTGTTGTTAATAAGCATCTGGAGTTCCAGATTGTCTGTTACTTCCATATTTTTAAGATTAAACTATGGTTTTACTTAATGGCAAGAGCTATCCCACTCCTGGTATGAATGGCAATACTCCGCCAGAGTTACCCGGTTCCCAAGGCGCCACCTTACGATAGCTGACGGCAAAGTACCTGAAAGCATCTGATCCGTTACTTGACCAATCATGTTCAGGGTGATTCCTGTAACACTTGTTTTCTTCATCCCATTCCTTGTGATAAGTTTTTAAGGCGTTGAGTCCTCTTTCACACTTGGTCTTATCAAACCAACAGGTTGGCAAGATAAGTCTTGATGCATTGATGCCATCTTCAATAGACAACATAGGAGCAATCACAAAATTGATGCCTAGTGATTGTGCTATCTCTTTTCTTGATTTACCGCTTGAGAGTTCCCTGACTGCAATATCGTGTGGTGCATAATGCTGTCCATAAACATAACCCTTTTCTTGTAAGACCTTAACATAATGATCCAACCCTTCTCCGTTGGTTTCGTAGTAATCTATCATTCTTTTCTCTGCTCCTACTTCCTGCATGAACCAGATAGCAGTTGTATCTCCTACCCCTAAATCCCAATAAGTATTAACAGGGACATAAGGCTCGTAAGGCACGTTGGTTATCCGGTTAGTCTTTTCCGCTTCCATCAGTTGTGTTCCATAATAAGCACCCTGAACTGGGGCTTCAAAGGAACAATAGTATTCCTGTTCATATAAAGCGTCATTGCCTGTTTGCTTGAACATCTCAACTTTCTCCCTAGCTAAGACATCCGGAGGGATTGCCTTAGTATCATCTACGGTTTTAACTTCCCAATACCAATTAGCAGGGTCAGCTTTGGCCACCTGTAATAACTCCCATGCGTGATTATGCATTCTAGGAGTGTAATTAAAGATTGCCCATCCGCCATTGGCTGCAAGAATAGGTCTTGTGAATTGCCATGCTCTTGGGTCTTGTAAGGAATACTCTGAAAAGACACATCCTCTGGGGTTAGTCCCTACAATTGAGTCTATATTATCCGTTCCTACCACCTGAATAAGTGATCCGTTGATTAGTTTCACTTTCATTTCAGTATCATTGGTTGAAACTCTGACTTCTTTAGGGATATGGTCTAGGAATTTGAATCCTTCATTATCTATTCCATCCCATAAAGCCTTTTTGCCTTGAGAGTAGGTGGGGAAAAAATAGTAATAAGGAGCCACGGTTTCAAAAGCCCTTTTAATCATGTAGTTCCAATCTGTTTTATCCTTACCACTTCGTCTGTGCCAAACTTGGATTGCTCTTAATACTCCATTATCCATTTTGGCAAGGATAGGCTTCTGATAATCTCTAGGTTCAAACTTGTGAGGAATTGTTATATTCGGCATAGTTGATAATTGTTATATGAACATCTCCTACTGGATTTATTCCGGTTTCTTTATATTGGGGATGATTGTATTTTAACCAATATATAAGGGCAGTATCTGATTTATCTACAGCTCTCGATATAAGTATCTGCTCCATGTCATCACACATTGACATTTTGAGGTCTTTGATTATGTCTCTAAAGGTTTTATCTTTCTCTAACCAATCATAATAGGTTTGTCTTACGATACCTACGGCTTCACAAGTAACTGATATATTTCCCCTCACTTCATCTCTTGTATAGAATTCTACAAACTTCTCCTTTTTTATATTGTCTAATTTGTCTATCTTTCCTTGGGGAATTGTCATAAGCGTTTTAGGCTTATCTTTGGGATTTTCTGTCATAATCTCCTTAACATAACATATTTGGTTTTATTGGCTCCTATTCCGCTTTCACCTTCTGAATTAGTGATAGCTCTCCTTATATATCCTAGCGTTATTAAACCTTTTAGGGCATTTTTGACTGCATCTAAGTTATTCTTGGGTTTCATTTCTATAATAATTACTCTTTGGGGAATTGGGGTTTTTTCAACATGAACCCAGTAGTCTATGTATCTCATGATTTTCTGTTGAAGTTCTGTTATCTCGTAGAGGTTATGATAGACAGTTTCGGACATTTCTATAACTATAGCACACTACTTCAACCTACCAGAGGAGTAATCTTCATCTACAATCCTTTTTTCTCATTCTCTTTAATCCTTTTTGACCTTTGTGCTACAACAAAAATGTTCAATAGCGGTTTGTATAAAGTTCTTCTCTAGTAAATCCATATAATACCTTAGGGTGTCTTCTGTGATTTCTGCCGAACCCTTGAGTTGTGATGTGTACCCCCACAATTTCCAACCAACTCTTTTTTTGTAAAGCTTTATTTCCACATTCGGATAGCGAATTGCCCATATCTGTTTATATCGTGCAAACATTTCTCGTTTTACAATGTTTTTATGTGTTGTTTTCTTCATTTTCCCCCACCTCCTTTTGAGCTCTTTTGTTGATTGCTCGCCAAAGTATCTTAAACCAATAAGTCTGATAATAAGCAATTACTTCGTCATTCTCGGCTGTAAACGCAATTCTTCTGTCGGCAAAGATATTCTTAACTAGGTGTAATGTTTCGTGTAAAAGCCCGTAAAAGTCTTTTTTGTTTTCAATCGTAACAATATATATTACTAATATTCCCTTTTTAGTCTTTTTCTCTTGAACCTCACACGAAGCATCTAAATAATGGTTGTCGGGCTTTGAAACCCGTATGCCAACCGTTGCGTTAAATACTCTATCGTAAAAAGTCTTCATTTCCCCTCCCTTTCTTGATTAAGATAGGCTATGAGTTCGTTTAACTTATTAGCAAATAGTTCGGCTACCACAACCAAATCATATCCAAATATCTCACGGTTCCCAACAAAGGCTGATGTTCTAAACTTTCCAATGTCTATCTTCTCCACCTTCCCTTTGTCTTTGAGTGTAGGTTTGGTCATTCTTCCCCTTTCTTATTCAGTCCTTTTAATAAGTTTTCTTTTATGTTTTCAAGGTCGCTTTCTGCGTTTTGATAGCCGATACAACTTGCGGGTATTGGACATTTAGAGTGGTCGTAGATTGGCAACTTAACTGCTTTTACTCCCTCCCGATAACTTTCCTTACGCTGGTCAGATAAGGCTTCCCTTAATTGTCTTTCGCTATATTTTGGTTTGTTATCAGCTACATCTTGCCTCTCATGCTTTGCCCAATGGCTACTAAAGCCGAGCTTAAATACTTCTTTGTTACAAGCCGGACAAACAACTTTTCTTTTCTTAATCTCCCACGAAGGTTTAGGGGTAGTCATTTGACAGTGCGAACAACCAGTTTTATATCCCATTCCAGTATGGCAGGCACAACCGCATCCATCCGTAAGTTCATCGGTTATTTTTTGATAGTCTGTTTTCATTTATATCTTTTCCTTTTCTTCTTTCTATCCTCTCCCTTAATTGGCTTTGGTGGAGAGGGCGTTCGGGTAGCCTTCCCTTACTATGAAAGCGGATGTTGCTTGCCCCACCCTCTCCCCAAAACCTCTTAAAGAACTTTTAATTGGCTTTGAGCTGGCGGAAGGATTTGCACCTCCACCCTTATCATTGGGAAACTATTTTCATGATAACGCCAGCTTATAAACCAACTAATTTAAGTGTGCTAATCCTCTCTCTTGAGTTCTTCGTAAAGCTCAACTAATTCGTAAGTCTTAATTGGCCTACTTTTAATCTGGGATTTTAAGACTTGTAAGTAAGCCCATTCTTCAGGAAAGGTGTTTCTATACCATTCTCCAGCCTCGACAGGGTTTTTGTGCCACCAATTAATATGACAATGAAAACACATGGTTATAATGTTTCTCGATTCGTAAGCCCACCATAAACCTGCTGAAATAGGAATTATATGTGAAGCGTGGCAATCCTCTTTAGATAACTTTTTGCCACAATGCTGACAAATGTAATTGTCCCGTTCTTTGACAAAATCTTTTACGAGTTTATCTAACTTCGCTCTTATGCCTTTTCTTGAAATCTTTTTCTTAGTTCCTAATTTACTCATGGGTTAGCCTCATTTGGGTGCAAAGTAATGCTGTTCGTAAATAACCGGCTTACCTAAGTTTTCAATTAAGGCGTTATTATATTTGGTTTCATTCTTGATCCGGTTAATCGTAAAAGCTGAAAGACAGACCAAAAGACCTAATAAGAACATACCCCAAATAATTAAGAAAGCGTTTAATTGGCGTTTAGGAATAATCATTTCTTTCCCTTAATATGTTCGTAATAAGCCCTGATTGCCAAATTAACTAATCTATTTTGGGAAATACTTTTAGTTGAAGGGATTGTTTCAGACATCTCGACAAGCATTGCCTTAACATCTTCGTCTAACCTAAAACCAGTTTGAATGCCTTTCATTGGGTTATGCTTTCGTTTAAGGTAGGAACACCTTTGTTTTGCGGATCGCTTTCTTCAGCGTCTTTGGCGCTTGCGTAAGGCTCAGGTTCTTTAACAGGAATGTTGAAAGAAGCTACACAGGCCAGTTGTAAATCGCTTTTGAGTTTGTCATCAATTACCCAATCCGGCAACTTGGTTCTTGTCAGGACCCTCACTCTTTTAATGGCGGTTTCCCGGTCTTTTGAGCGGAAAATAAAGTTCTTCTTCAAATCTCGGTCATAATAAAAAAACTTAAGCATGTTTCACCTTCTTTCCTTGTCTTAATTGAATATCAACCGCAACCGCAAATCTCTTAAATCTATCAAACTCGACTTTATCCAAGACCACTTCAGCTAGGCCTCTTTTGATAGATATGTGTTTGGTTTCGCTATTAAAAATGAACTCTATCGGAATTGGTCTTACTTTAATCGCTAAGTAGGTTCGGTAAATCATATTGCGTTAGTATTTGGCCTATATTTACAAAAACTGCCGTCACTTAATCGCTCACCGCAAGACCAAAAGGCCGGATAGGGCTTATTAGTGGTTTTTGATACTCCGGCGGGTTTCAGGGTCATTGGTGCATTATGGATAGCACAAATGGGGGCGTTGGGGTCAACCTTCTTAAGGGGGGGATTATAGGTTTTGGCGTTTAACTCTTGCTTGGTGCCGTAGCGACTTCTAACGGCCTCAAAGACTACTTTAGCCCATTTAATAGCAGAAGCACGCCCTTCTTTAGTTGAGGCTTTAACATGGACAGTTTGCTTACCGTCAGTAGAGAGAAAAAGTTCGGCCTCGAAGTCTTGGTTATCGCCTAGAAGCTCAGCCTCGTTCATTATTTCGTCTATTTCTATATCTTCATTCATTACTTGAGATTATTACA